ACTTGGTACTTACCCTCACTCACTTCTTCCCACGGCTCAGGCTTGAGAGTGGAACGCTTGGGGTTCTTCAGTTTGGACTCTGCCCACTTAAGGACTTCAGTCCGTTCATCTTCCAGTTTGTCTACGGTTGCCTGATCGACAAGTGCAGACAGTTTGTAGCCGAACTTACCCGGCTTCAGTACAGCTTGATAACCCTCAAGGATCACAGGCTGTTCAGTTTTATGAATGGTACGGTTTGCCATTAACAGAAAAAATAGGTGGATTCAATAACCGACTCAGGCTCTAGGTCGCCTACAATCGGTGGATCAGTCTCAGCACCAATCTGGTGCTTGAAGTCAGTCAGATAGTCATGCTCTGCAAAGAGATGCATGTATGTCTCACGCACAAGCGTGGACAAGGTGGACATGTCTGTAGCTCTACACAACACGGAGTCATGAATAAGAGCTATGGGTGCATCAAAGCGCAGTGCAGACAAGTGCAGAAGAGATGCGTCTAAGCTGTGGATGAGGTTGGGAGCAGTTGCGTTCTTGTGGTGAGCTAGGTCAACTTTGTCGGTGTCACCAGTTGCCACTCGAATTTCACAACGACCAAGTAACTGAAGACTAATGACTTCAACTTGCTTCTTCATCAGTTTCTGTGTTACCACAAAACCTGAAGGAGTAGTCCAAGTCAGTTCAGTTGAACCACGTTTGATTGCCTCTGCTACTTCACCTTCAATCCATGTCATGACTGCCATAGGACCAGGAACGACAACATTCATTGCATCCCTGACTGCCTTAACAGTAGCGGTGAGATCGTCTTTCTCAATCTCAACACCTTTATCCTTCAACGCTTCACGGATGTATCCACGGTTGGAATACGGTTTAGCGTTGTAAGGAACAGTCATCACGACACGCTTCACAGTCTTTCTGTCCATGTACGGACGAATGGAAGCGGGACATTTAGGTGTAGCAGCCTCTGCAACGACCTTGTAAGCATCCTGAGGTTTATCGGATGGAAGGACGTTTACAAGCCGTGCTGTAGAGGCATCACGGGCAAGACCAGCAAGAATCTGAAGACCACTGCATGTAGCATCAGTAGCTACCATCAGTGAAGTATGAGAACGATCACATTCAATGACACAATGGTAGTACTCCTCACAAGCTGCAAGGAACTGCCATGGTTCATCGACACCTTCCCACTCATGCAAGTTACCCAGTGGGTTTGTAGCGATGAGTGTGATTAGTTGATGGTTCTCAAGTGTCCATGCTAACCGCTCTTGCATGGTAGCTTTATCCAGACCATAGGTAGTGGCTACTTGAAAAGCTAACCAGTCACAGGCGTAGTCATCAACGAATGACTCCTCATAAAACTTTAACAATGACTTACCAAAGTCTGTGTCTTGAGGAGTAAGGAAAGCAGGGATGGGATAAGCTCTACCTCTGTAGTCAAAAGACCAAGGGATGAAGAACTTCTCCTTACCCTTAAACACTTTCACTGCATTCAGTGTCATTCGGGTACGGCATGACCGTTGGAATGACTGAGCATTGACATTCATTACCTCAGCTGCCTTACGCCTGTAATCCAATCGAGACTCTTTGTTCTCTGCAATGTCTACAGGTTTAGGCGGTAGAGGCATCTCAATAATAGGGACAAACTTACCCACCTCAATCTGCCTACGTTCTAACTCTTCCGCTACATCAATGATGAACGGGTTAAGACGGTAGGCAACCTTCTGAATCTTGTTCAGAAATTTGATGGGTGTTTCTCCCTGTATAGACCCGTCATTGCCACGGCGCACCATGTCGTGACCACGCATGATTTCGTTGAGCAGGTAGCCACCGGGTCGTTCGTTGGTCCAGTCGTTTGGCTCGATCAGCATTGGCCAAGCCATTGGACTGAACAGCTCAGCTGTGGCAACTACTTCGTCTTTGATTTCAAGAAACTCAGGAGTTGGAACAACATAATTTTTACGTTTACGTCCTTCAACTCGCATGTCCTTCATGAACCAGTTGGTCGCTTCACAAATGCAGTCAAGTAACCAACCACCGAGTTTGACACGGTTTGCAACACCCCACGCTTTCCAATGTGGTACGTCGTAGCGATTCATAAGAGTACGAATCACCACAACCTTTTGGTGTGTACCTATTGACTTGTGCCAATAGTTTTTCTTGAGGGTTTCGAGTAACCCAGGCACGTTGCGTTCATAATGACGCATCATGCATTCGTTCTCTACAGCTTGACCGATAGTGTCGGTTACACTCTGTAGTTTGTTGCTGTTGGGTTTAGTACTAAATACAGTATCAAAGGTGACTTTACAAGCGATAGCTGCTGCTACCTCAGCTTCTACGTCAGCAAGATACTTATTGATTTCAGCAAAAGCTTTGCCTGTCTTCCTTTCGTAAATACGAGAGGTTGTAGACTCAATCCTTTTAACAACAAGAGGAATGAGAGTTTCAATAGACGCTACACCGTACACGGATGCACTGGCGTAGGACTTGTCTTCTAACTTGCGGGTGTTATCGCGCAGTTGCTTGAGCCCTTGTCGAATCTGTTCACGCTCTAGTTCGACTTGCTCTTCAATCTGTGCGGGTGTGGGCATAAGCTAGTTAAGAATAGTGATGTATTCATCCATTGCTTGGTCAATGAGTTGCTCTTGGATCAAGTCCAACAGTTCCTCACGGTGTGGATGGGTTGCAATCTCAAGGGCGAGTTGCTTGGTGCGACGTTGAAGGGTGGCTTCACTCATCTTCATCGAGTTCATCGGTGGATTTCATGATAATGTGGTGGATTGAATCGTGATTACACACGGTAACCTCAATGTCAGGAGTACGCATAAGGCGCCTCATCTTTTCTTCAGCAGCGTGGTCTCGTTGATACACGATCTCCTTGACCTTGCCTGTTTTGTTGTCCGTGATACGCATGATGCAAGACACAGACCCAGGCAGCTCCCATCCTGCTACCTTCCATGACATGACTTCATCAAAGGTGTGAGGCTGAAAGAGATCATCGGGTGCATCCTTGTATTCTTGCCAGTTATTGGGGAAGTACTTCTTACCATTCATCAGCTTGTCGTACATCAATTAGTTCGTCATCACGTTCAAAGGACAATTCAAGAGCCATCCATGCGGCTGATTCGGAATCGGGCGCTAACAATGAGATAGTGCCTGAACGAAGTGTCACGTCATACAGTCTCGTTGGTTGAGCTGGGATCATCGGAGGACTTGGTGGAGGAACGTTTGCGGGTGGTCTTTGGTTGTGTAGGTGGTGCGTCCATGAGTTGTTTGTACTCATCACGCAACTCCTTGTACTGCTCAACTGTTGGTGTGTTTGGTTTGCTGTAGTAATGCAACCAACATTCAACAGCGTTGAGGATTAGCCATTCCTTTGATTTCATGGTGCGACAGTCGGTCTAAACGGTGGATGATGTTGAGAAGCTGCGTCCTTGTGAGTAGACCACGTTTGTGATCACGCAAGGCTTGATCTTCTAGGTCCTTGAGTGTTTGCTCATTCATTGAGTTTAGCTACATAGTCTAAATAAAGCTCGAACCAGTAAGAATAACCATGGTTTGTTTTGTTGATCGTCTGTTGCCAAGGTGTAGTCAACAGCTTGTGGGTGTCGTTGAGAAGCCAATAGTTTATCTCCTCAGTTGTACAAAGTTGATCAGTCATTGAAGATCCATGAATAGAATTCTTCCAAAGCCCAAGCTTCTTCTTCTCGCTTGGAGTGGTCGGTGTTGTTCGTGAGATCTTGTCGAACATGAACTAACTCGTGAATGAGTGTTTTGATGTACTCATTCTTTGGCAGTTCACGTTCAATTTCAATCATGAACTCCTTGCCGTCCTTGTATTCAAAGCCGGTTGCACCTTCTGAAGTGAGCCGACGATGATGTACAACAATTGCTGCGTCCTTGATCAGTGGCTCCTTGTCACACATGAACGAATAGACACGCTGAGAAAGGCGTGGTCTTATCTTTTGACCGGAGGAAAAAAGCATAAAAAAAGACGCCCACAATGTGAGCGCCGTGCGACCTTGTGATTGTGAACATTAGGCAATGGCTAGTGATTCAGCCTCCTCGACTACGTTTTGGCAGTACAGCTCAACGACGAACCAGACTGCAGTGGTTTTCAGGGACAGAATATCAAGACAACCGCCAAGCCTTGAGAGTTCAGAGATCCAGTCATTACCGAGGATGTCATAGCAGACGTCCTCTACTGCGTCCTCATGATCATCAAAGAATTGGTTCGTGTCCTTGTGGTAAATGAAACCAGAGACACCACCAGAGCAACCGTGATTGGCTACGTCCTTGATCTCTTCGATATCGTCGAAGCGGTCGGCAAGAGCCTTGGTCAGTTCTTCAGTGTAAAAGAGCATGGGTCCTTGAGATGTTGGGTTGTGTAGCTTGAAGGCTACAGAAAGGGAGACACATTGCTGTGCGTCCCTGAGTGTAGACATCAACCGATAACAAACACAGACTCGGGGTGGTGTTGTTCAGACCAGAAGATGGAAGGCAGTCCGCACTCTTGCATGTGTGCATTGAGTCGATCTACCTCGTCGTCTGCTTGCTGTTCGGTGAGGTGACTGTATCGAACGGTTGTGGGTTGACCATCAAACCGCTGATAGATAGCCCAGGTGGATTGAGACATTGGTGAGTCCTTGGGTTAGATGAACAGACGGACAATGAGTCCGCCAAGACCAGCAGTCAATAGCAAGAGGCTAAGCGCTGGTGATGTGCTGCAGGCTGCGACGGTGAAGACTGCAACGGAGAAGAAGAGGAGCATGGTTGAGTGCTCGTGTGAACAGACACATTGTACAGGGTCTGGATGCACATGCAACCCCCTGTAACAAACTGTCATGTTACAGTTCGTGTCGTGTCATAACCACTGCTCTTGGCAGGTACCCACGCCAAGCGTCGCCATCGACCCGTTACTCGGGATCGCAGTGGTGGACTAGGTTTTCAAGGTTCGTGCATCAATGTAGTCAGGTTTGGGCTGGTGTCAACGTGTTAATTGATCAGTGCTGCTTATCGTTGTTATAAGTTATACTGATGGCGCGACAGATCGCGAGAGATCGAGAGACCGCTAGTTGCAAACGCCTCTCAATAAGCACAGCATATCATCGGTTTTGTGCCGGTTTGATACCGTTCAACGCCGCCTAGCTCTGTCCAGCGTACCTGCATTAAGCACAGTGACTCTGGACAAAGCCGCTAAATACTGCAAAGGACCCCCCCCCGTGGGGGCGTTGGCGTCCTGGCACATGCGTTAATAGGCTTCAGAAATTTCTGTCAAAAATCTACCGGTTTCCGCCAGTAATCACAGCTTTTTCTGCTTCAATGCGGTGATAATTCAGGTGAGCCGCCTCTACCGCTAGAAACGACGCCATAAGAACGACAACAATCAGTTTCATGCTGCCCAAACCGCTGCATAACAAGCAGGAAAGCACATTGCTATCAGTTCTTTACATTGATCTGCTATTACTTTATGTTCTTTTTGTGTCCCGTTACTACACCTCAGGTCACAATAATGAATCCAAGACCTAAGTGTTCCATTCATGTACATCCGAGTAGGAGTACTGAGTGGTAAGACATCCCTTGCACACTCTTTAGCTACACCGGCTTCAAGCAGTTTACGATAGACAAGCTCTGAATGTTTATAAAGTTGTTTAATCTCTTGTTTAAGGAACAGGTCTTCCTCTTCTACTTCAATGCTGTTCTGGCGGTTAACCGGGTCTTGCAGTCTTAGTTCCGGCATAACACCGGTACCAAGCAGACTAGCATCAGCATACCGCTGACTAAACTCTTGAAAGGAGAAGGATCTGTGTCTTAAAATCTGTGCTGCTACTGACCGAGTAGTTTCTATTTCTACACACATGTTCACCATTTCAAAAGGTGACCAATGTTTATGTTTAATCAAATAGCTAATTAGCTTAGCACTAGTCTTAGTGTTGTTTTGATTACTGGGGTTAGATACCCGTGCCATATAAGCTACTAACTCATCACCTTTGTTAGTATGGTGAACTAGTTGTACTTGGTGGTGGTGGATGGACATACAGTAGTAAAAGCGTCTTTGATTCAGTCGGTGGGGGAACTGTGAAAAAAGAACCAGTAGAATTGGTCGTCTTGTTTCTGTAAGGAAAAGGGGAAGATTTGTTGTCTTCCCCCGGTACAGGAAGTCGGGTCCACCCTTCCCTTCTCCCTGTATAGACCCGTTATTGCGTTAAATCCACTTAAAACCGCCTTTAGAAGCTCCTCTAGCTTGTCTACGTTGTTCTAGTGTCATTCCTAAAGCAAGGTGGTTTGTAGCTTGCTGTGGGTCTTCTATAAAGGCTTCCAACAGGTCATTCCAGTCATCCCGTTTTCGTTGTTTAATGACTTCTTGTGCCGAAATAGACATGGCGTCTGTGAAATATTTAACGCCTTGAGCAAGTGCGTCAAGACGGTCATCGTGTCGGACTGCACCCTTCTCCCGACACATACGGCTCATCTGATAGAAGAGCATATAGAGGAGACGTTTTTCTGGAGCGTCGTCTTTATTTGAGTTGTAGTCCCAGTCGATGACATTACGATCAACAACAAGGCGGTGTTGATTAAGGATAGGCTCAAGGGCATCAATAATACGTTCTTCTTTTCGGACATTAGCTCGTACCTCTTCTACGTCAATACCTTGTTGTGTCTGTTGTAAGTGTTTCTTAAATAGCTCAGCGACAAGACCATCACCAAAGTTTGTTTCAACTACCAGCTTGGTAACGTTAAACTTCTTACACCCTTTTAGAATGTCCAGGAGCGTGTTGTCTGAGTAACCGTCTCGATAAGCTCGCACTTCGTGCAAGTACAAATAACCGTTTCGCTGGGAGATATAAGCTGCTGCTGTCTCATCAGTTCCTCTACCCGACGGGTCAACTGAGCAAATTGTTTCTTGATATGGTCCCCACTCCCCTTGGATCTGCATTGGGCCATAGAAATAGTCTCCAGGTAGCCCAACAGTCGGAAGTTCTTTGATGACGTTTCTAGGGTCGCTGCACCAGATGATATCATCAGGAGCGGACTTAGGATTAACACTGGTAACGATAAGATCAGCCATCTTGAGGGGGAACTTTTCCGCATCGCTGAGACTAGTATCGAGCATGAACTGCAACATAAAGTTGCTGCGTCCCATTGCTGCTTCACGTTCGAGAAGATCTTCATGGCTAAATCGGTCAGGGTCAGTTACACTCCAAGGGTCTGCACCCATATCTACGTCTTCTTGGAGCTGAGGAGCGATCAGCCCTTCGTAGTTAGCAAACTTACGAGGAACACGAGCTGGCCAAACAAAGGGGCGGTAGTTACGTTCCGCAAGTTTACGGTAGATGGTAAAGGTTGTCTGTGGGGTACCCAGGTACATAATTCTGGAGTCGTCTTTAGGTGTAAGAATTGACTCAGCCTCCGTACAGAGTTGAAGCAACTTCTCACGCATCATTTCTGTCATACTATTACCCGGCACCTCCACGTCATCAAGAATCATCAGGTCAGCACGGCTACCAGTCAGCTGACCGGTAATACCGACAGACTTAACCGACGGAGCCTGGGACGGTGAGCAGTTAACATCAAAACTAATTCGGCTCCAACGGGCGTCATCCGATTTAGGCTGCAAGTGCTTGAGCCAGGGTGTCTCAATGATAAGCTTTTGCAGAAAGATCGACATGTTATCTGCTCGCTCCTTAGAAGCGGAGATAATCATGATCTTCTTTTCTGGGTTATTAAAAAGAGTCCAAAGCACAAAAGCACCAGTAATCCAACTTTTACCAACACCACGGAACGCCTGAATTTGAAGACGTTTAGGTCCGTGTTGTAGGTAGTCAGCAATGGCGTATTGTGCTCTGGTTGGCTCCGGCAAGTCTAGCTGCGACCACAGGGCTTGTAGAAATACTTTAAAATCGCCCTGTAGGGCTTCTAAAACATTGCTCATAATAGAATATACCTAAAGGTGGTTTAATAAGCCTTTACGGGGCTTCTAGGCGTCACTTAATGTGTGATAGAATAAGGTTTTCTCGTGGCGTAATACCAAATGTTGCTCTCATCCAAGATAACCAGTTATTGGTACCTTTGTTCTGATTACATTTCCTGCAGGATGGAACCAAGTTTCTTGTTGTCGTTTCTCCTCCATAAAAACGAGGTACAACGTGATCAAGAGTAAGTTCATGTAGTTCATAAGTTTCTCCACAATAGACACATTGACAGTTGAAGTGTTCCTTAATGGCTCTGCGCCACAGACGTTTCGCTTCAGGGCTAGTCATGGTTATTAGATTTTGCAGGTAGTGATCAGGGGTCGGCAACAGCGGGGTCATAACTATGCGTACTTCTTACCCATGCGGGGTCTACGACGGTTTGACGACGGTGTTTCAAGTTTTCCTTTACCTTTACCGGTGTGGGAAGCATCTTTACCATCTCCATTGCCATAAGTTCCAAGTTTACGGTTAAGTTTGTTAGCAGCTGTACGGATCTTTAGACCTTTAGTTGTCTTGTTGTACTTTTTTTGCTGTGTTAACCGTCTACGCCTAGCGTCTGGGTTAGATTTGTAGTAATCAGAAGTTTTTTGAGCCATACAACCTCTTCTGTACCATTTCAGGGTCAATCTTGGGCATAACTGTCGCCAGCTTATCCAACGGGTTGCCTTCATATGCAACACCGCTGATGTCATTCTTGGCTAGCCAGTCACAAGCTGCTTTGAGATCTTGTGTCGTGGCTTCACCGCTTTTAATACGTGCAAGGAATTCAGATGTAACAAGGTTGTGAAGCTCGTTAAACTGATCCTCAGTTGCTTTCTTCTTTGTCATCGGTTTTTTTCTTGCTGACTTTTTTAGGTGCAGGCGGACCGACAATTTTATACCGGCTTTCACCGGCTTCATGAATCAGATGGGTCTCTGCTTTTTGAGCGTCAGCTTCGGTAACATAAGTACCGAGCACCTTTTCGGTAAAGGTATCAATCAGCTGATAGGACATTAATCTTTATTAGTAAGGGATACAATTGGTACGATGTCATGACACAGTACCTCTACACGTGAACCGGGTCTAAAGGTAAACCCAGCTTTCATCAACTCTGCACATTTCAACGCCCGTACTATCTCATAGTCAAGACGCATCTTTTCTTCGTGCCGCTTAGCTATCTGTTTGCACTGCTCAATCATTCCCCCATCCAACGGAACGGAGAAGTTAAGCTGCATACCGTAGTTGTTATTACGGGTGTAGCCAGTAGGCAACGTATCATTACCCATGTAAAATGGAGA